TCAGCGCGTCGGCGTGGACTTGTGACCGCGGCGCTTGCGGGTGTAATGCTCGGTCATCGACACCGTCGTGTGCCCCAACTGCTGCTGCGCCTTGCGAATGTCGCCCGAAGATTCGGCCTTGTCTGTCGCGGCCTTCGCACGCAGATCGCGGAACTGCACACCCTCGATGCCGGCGGCCGCGCAGGCCTTCGCCCAGCGCCTGGACATGCCGTCCACGCTCACGGCATCGCCGCGCTCGCTGACGATCAGCAGGGTGTTGCGCACGGCATGGCCAGCCTTGCGCGCGCGTAGGCGCTCCAGCAGCGCCGCCAGCTCGCCCTCGACGGCGATGCGCAGCTTGGCCTTGGTCTTCCCCTGGCGGATGTTGATCACCCCGTCTCGCACGTCCATTTCTGTCAGCGACAGCACGTCTGCCGGCCGCTGGCCGATCAGGTAGGCCAGGTCCATGGCGTCCTGCACCACCACGTCGGCAGCGTCGCGGATTGCCTTGTACTGGTCATCCTCGATGTAGACGTCCCGGCCGGTCTCCTTGAACCCCTTGATGCCGGCGCATGGGTTGGGCAGGGCGGTGTAGCCCTTGTCGCGCGCGAAGTTCCATAGGTGGGACAGCAGCGCCTTCTCGCGGTTGGCGCGCACCATGCCCTTGCCGCTGGCCGTGCGCCAGGTGAGGTACTGGCGGACCGTGATGGGCTTGATCGAGTCGAGCGGCGCCGGCGGGTCGTCGAAGTACTCCAGCAGCTTGGCCAGTTCGTGCCCGTTGTCCAGCTGTGTGCGCGGCGCCTTGTGGATGATGACCTCCTTTCGGTAGGCATCGCTCACCTGCCGGAAGGTGATGACGGCCACGGCCTGCGCCTCGCGCGTGCCTTCCAGCTCGGCCCACTTCTTCACCGCCAGCGCATAATTGCTGCCCAGCGGGATCTCGACACGCGGCTTGCCGCCCTTGTCGTAGTAGTAGAACACCATGCCCGACTTCTGCTTGCGCTGGCGCAGCCGGGGGATTGCCCCCGGCTTCTTCGGCTTCCTACCCATCGTCATGCCACCTTGTTCGATCGCCACTCGGCGACAGCGACGGCCTTCTCGGTTGCCGCATCCGCGCCGCCTTCCAGGGTGGCCCACAGCACACGCGGCCAACCATCCAGCCCCTTGTAGTGGGGAATCCCGTTCAGCACCAGAAACTCCTGCTGGCGGTCCTTGTACGGCGTGCCGCACAGTTCCCGCATCGACTCCCGGGACAGGCACAGTGCGCCTGCACTCGGGTTGGCCTGCTTCTTCGTGGCCATGTTGTCCTCCTTCAGTTCGTGGCCAGCGCAGCGCGGAGCTGCTCGTCTGGATCCGGGTAGCAGTCCATGTAGGCGCCGATCACTTCCGCGGCGACTTGCGGGACGATGGCGTTGCCGTAGGCGCGCAGGCGTCCCACTCGGGCCGGAACCCCATGAGCCAGCAGACGAATGCAGGGTTCAAAGCGCCGGGCTTTTCCGTCGTGGCCGATGAGCCAGTGGGCGCCAGCCCAAGCGTGGTTGCTGCCATCAGCGATAGCGCTGTTCCGCCCTGCGCATACGGTTTCGTGCGCATCCCGGTGTCGTCGGCTACCGGTGTATTCCAGAGGTGCAACAAGTGCGCCCGGATCGACACCAACCCCGCCGAGTTGCCGGCCTCGTTGTTCCCGTTCTTCGCTGGCGCCAGCGACGTCGGCGTGGCCCACAGTGCCGCTGCTGTCACCGCTGCCAGGTCGGGGCCATGATTCCGCGCCGCCTCCCTGATCGCACCCTCCGTTGATCGCACGCCTTTGTCGGCGAGCGAGGCGGTCGGCGTCGGCCACAGGCCCGCAATGCGGGGATCGTCCAGCGGTGCCGACACATTCACCACTACCGTGGTCAGCGACTCCTGCGAACCCTTCGTGTCCCCGCGCCGGCGCTGATAGCCCAGCCGTGCTTCGTGCGCCATCGGCGTGGGCCACAAACCAGAGTCGATCCCGGCGATGGGGCGCGTCGACGGCACAAGCTGGGACAACGACCGCCCCGCAGGCGTAGCCTTCTGCTTCCAGGTCAGCAGACACTCCGTCGAGCCAGTTCTTGCCAACCGCCGCCGCAACCTGTTCTCCCATGACGACAGCGGGCCGTCGGGCACGGATGAGGCGAAGGAAGTGGGGCCACAGGTGCCGATCGTCATCCTGGGCTTTTCCTTTACCCGCGACGGAGAACGGCTGGCACGGGGCGCTGCCGGTCCAGAGCTCGCGGTCGTCGGGCCACCCAGCAAGTCGAGCTGCAAGGGACCAACCGGCGATGCCGGCGAAGAAGTGGCATTGCCGGTATCCGGCGAGGTCTGAGGGTTGAACATCGGTGATGCTCCTGGTGTCGACGTGGCCAGGCGGTATGAGCCCGGCATCGATGAGGTTGCGGATCCACTGCGCTGCGTAGGGATCCCATTCGCTGTAGTAGTTCATCGGGCACCACCCGTGGCATGTGCCATCACCCGCTGCGCCTCGGCCATGTCGCCGCGCGCCAGCGCCTGCAGGGCCAGGCCACGGGCCTCCCATGCGCGCACGGTTGCCGGTCGAGCCTCGGACAGATCCACGCCGGACATGCTGGCCAGCTGCCGCCCGACCTCGCGGTGGTCGATTGCCTCAGCCATGAGCGCACCTCCGCCAGCACCAGCGAAGCCCCTTGCGCGCGGCGCGGCATGCGCGGCTGATCGCCCACAGGGTGGCGATGCCGGCAGCAAACCCGGCCAGGGCGAACACGTGGACCATTGCAGCGGTGAGCAGCTGGTCAGCCATGGCGACCGCCTCGCAGCGCCCTGCGCGCCTTCTTGCCGTAAGGGAGGGGGTCACGAACTCGACACGTCCAATTCGGGACGTCCACGTTGTGCGTGACACGCTCGGCTTTTTGGACGCGCGCGGCGTCCCGTGCCAGCGCGGCAGCCATCGATGCGGCGACCAGCACCATTACGCGGCGGCTCATTTGCCCACCGCCTCGCTGTCTACCGGGCGCGCATAGTTCGGTGCGAAGTGCTTGGTAACGCGCCAGTCGATAGCCTCCACCGGCCCGCCTTCTCCTTCACGTGCCAGGCGCTTGGCTTCGGCAGCGCTACGTGCTTCGACGTGGAAGAACTGCACAGCTTGGAACGGCATTTCCACGAGGTACTTAGCCATTGCCCACCGCCTTGCTGTCGATCAGGGCCAGCAGGCGGCGTGCCTGTGCATAGATCACACGGGACTGCGGCTGCTTCTCGGCACTGAACGCAAACTCCTCGCCAAACTCGGCGAGCGCCCGGAACTGCCCCAGGTCCACGGTCTGCGCGGGCGGGGCGGCGTAGAGCGGGCCGATGGATTCGAGGGTGGCCTTCATCTGACCCAGCGCTTCATCGAAGCCGCATTGCGCGGCGTCTATGAGGAAATGCACGCCCCGATCTTCAAGGACGCAGCCCATGCCTACAGCGTTGAACTTGGGGTAGTCGAACGCTACCGGCTGAGGGGTGTTCACGGCCTGCGCGGGCTGGGCGTAGAGCGGTACGATTTCGTACTCGTCGGCGCGGTCGCGGAAATACTGCATGTTCTTCGGCCATTCCAAGCCGAAACCGCCTGCGGTCTTCCAGCGGACCATGTACGCCACCGGCTCCCCCGCCGGCTGGCGGGCGGCGAGGGCGGCACCCAGCTTCACGTTTGCCAACTGAGCCTGCGATGCAAAGGGGCCGATCTTGACCTGATAGGTCGCGTAGATTTCCGCCAGTACGCGTCGTGCAAACTCAGCAGCTTCGCGCAGCGCATCCTGACCACCCGGGGAGGGCTGGGCGGAGAGGGCGGCGACGTGCACAAGAACTGGAACCTCGCCGTTCGGGCCTTTGGATGCCACCTTTGCGGCGACCTTCATTGCATCCGTGAGGTTGCGTTCCTTCTCGATGGTAACGCCCTCGGCCATACGTACACCATTGACGAACCGGGCGAAGACGAAGGGAGTTTGATCCAACAGCCTCACCCTCCCACCGGGCTGCACGTCCGCCAGGGTCTTGTTGTCGGTGGTCATGCGGATGCTCCCTTCTTCGTGCGGCTGTTGTGGCCACCCTCGACCACCTGGCGGCGGCTGATGGGGGATCGGTCGATGGGGCTGTTGCCGAGCTTCTGGACTTTGCCGCCGGCTGCCTGCCAGCGAGCTACGTCGTCGGCGATCTCAGCCCGCTGGCGGTTCTTCTCGGCCTGCGTGGCCAGGTCGAAGGTCGGCTGTACGTGGATGCTGGTCATGGCGCGCGCTCCAGTGCAGCCAGCAGAGAATCGGCCCATTCGACAGCCTGGATAGCCAGTTCTGCCGTGGTGCCGCCTGCGCTCGAATCGGCAGCGAATCCCTGCAGCACCATCGCAGCGATCAGTTCGCGCTTGGTAAGGCCTGGTACGTCAGGGGATGTGAATGTACCTGCGCTGATCTGCCCAGCATGACCAATGGCTGGCATATCTCCGTTCTTCATGGAATGCTCCTGAGCAGCACTGACCCGACCGGGTGGTGCCACAAGTTGAAGGTGTTGTTAAGGCGCACCTGCAGCGGGTCGCGGCGCAGGGGGCGCAGCGGGTCGTGCAGGCGGCGCTCGGTGTTCCGGCAGGGCGCGCACGCGGCGGTGGCCTTGCCGTTGATCAGGGGGAAGAACCGCAGCGGCAGACGGGCCGCGCACTTCGTGCAGGTCTTCACGGCAGCCGAGCCTTCATCAGGTTGGCCCAGGTGAGCGGGTAGGGGCCGCGCTTGATCCGGTCGTAGGCCGTGCTGCGCGAAACGTCCAGAATCTCGGCAACCTGTCGGGTGGTGTAGCGCTTGCCCTCGATCACATGGGCGAACAGCTGGGCGCGGGCCTGGCCGGCACGGCGCAGGCTCTTGGCGTGGCAGGGGTACAGAGCGACGTCCATCAGGCGGCCACCTGCTGGTGATCCCCAGCGCGCAGGCTCTGCTCGAACCCGACGACCATCTGCCGGAATGGCTCCAGGTCCGCGCGGAGCTTGGCGATGAACGCCTCGTCGCGGTCGAAGCGGCGCCACCACAGCTGCTTGCCCACAGCGGCCAGCGCCGGGCAGTACAGGCCGATGTGCCACCACTGCCGGCCGGTCAGCCACATGCATCCCTGGGCCTGCTCGAACACCTCGCTGGCATCGTTGTCGATGTGGAAGGCGCGCAGTTTCTCGGGGTTGATGAAGCACTTGTATTCGCTGCCGCCGTCTTCGCCGATGAAGCCGTCGGCCGAACAGCCGTAGTCGCCGCACTCGCTCAGCACGAACCCGGCGCGCTTCACCAGCAGCCCGGACTGCACCTCATGCTCGGCGCGGGCCTGCGGCTCCAACTCGTGGCCGCGGCGCATGGCGAACGTCTCGAAACCTTCGTCCAGCGGCTCGCCGCTGATGCGCTCGATGGCCAGCCGGAAGGCGTAGTTCTTCGACGCCTCGCTGAAATCGCCGATGGGCTCGCCGGCTATGGCCTTCTCGATCACCGCCGACTTCGGCACGGCCTTGTAGCTGGCCGCCTCCGCAGCAGCCTTTGGAGCCATACCGGCCAGAACCGCATCCACATAAGCGCGCTGCTGGTCCGTCAGCTCGCCCACGCGCGAGCGCGCAGTGGCGAACATGCTGGCGGTGATCACCCCCGCGCGGGCGTTGTGCCAGGCGTCGCTGCCCTGGTCGCAGTGGATCAGCCTCATTCGACCACCTCGGCGTCTGCCTTCTCGGCCTCAGCCTTCAGCGCCTCCAGACCAGCCTGACCGATCATCGTGCGCTGCGCCTTCGTCAACTTCGACCACGCTTCACCGAGCGCCTCGACACCGGCGGTCGCGATGTCCTGCAGGCTGGCGTAGAGCTCGATGCGTTCCTCGGTGTCCTCCGGGGGCGGCAGCGCGGTGCGGTTCTGCGCCTGCTGCTCGATCACCGCCAGCCCTTCGCCGCCATCGGTGTTCAGGTGGTGAATCGCGGTTTCCAGGCGCTCGGTCTTCGGCCAATACTTGTAGGCGCGCTTCACCACCGTCTTCTTCGCCATCTCGCCCCAGTCGGTGACCCACGGGCAGGACTTCTTCTTCGATACCCACGCCTTCCATGCCGACGAACGGTCGCGGATGTCGTTGATTTCATCCACAGACATTGCGGTGGTCAGGTAATCACCTTCGGGCGTCTTCACCACCACGTAGGCGCCGACAATCTCTCCGCGGTTTCGGCTGAACGGGGCCCGCTTGTGGATTGGTTCCTTGTCCACCCCGACCAGCTCGAACAGGTCGCTCTCGTAGACCAGCTCGGCCTGGCCCCAGCGGACCGACCCGGAGTCGATGGCCAGATCCATCAGGCCCATGTAGCTGATGTCGAGGCAGATCTTGCCGTCGCGCGGCACCAGGTAGGCCTGCTTCTTCGCCGGGTTCAAGCTGATGCCGATGGCCGCGATGTTGACCACGGCAGCGATGACCGACGCCCGGTTCTGCATCGCGATTTTCATCGCGTAGTCGTTGCCGTACAGCGTCTGCAGGGCGAACTCGGCCTCACGGTCGAAGTTGATGGACCGATCAGTCAGCACCGAGGCGAAAGAGTCCTTGGTGCCGTAGACCGAATCCTCGATGGTGACGATCTGGTTCATGGCTGCTCTGCTGGTAGGTGGAATAGGTGCCCGGCTCTCGGAGCCGCCGCCGGGCGGGCGGGTGCGTCCTTGCGGGGTCAGTTGGCGCTGGAGATGCGGAAGGCTTCTTCCAGCACCAGGAACAGGCGGCGGATCTCGGCGCTCTGCAGGGCGAAACGGGCATCGAACTCGGCACGGCGGCCGTCCTGGTCCGCGTGTTCCAGCTTGTCCAGTGCGCCGTCGAGGAAGCGCAGCTTGCGGACGATCAGGTCTTCGCCAAGTACGAAGGACAGGCTGTCCTCGAACACAAGCGCCAGCTTGGTTACCTGCTTGCCCGCGTCCAGGTGCTTGTCGATCTCATCGCTTTTCAGCTCCTGATAGCTGCACTTCACGACAGCTCCGCCCTGCACGGGGTCGCGCAATTCCGCTTCCTCGCCCAGCGACAGGCCGACTGGCATCGGTTCGCCAGCAATCCAGCCGGTGAGGACCGAGCGCGGAGCGACTTCGGCGTTCAGCGGCATCGCTGGGAAGCTACCGAGGAGGCCACGGATATCGGAGATGACGTACTCGCCGGTCTTGCGGCTGGAGGTATCGACCGCGACGTAGCCGTGCTGCAAATCGATGAAGGCATCGTTGCGCGAGGACTTCACGAAGGCGCGCGGCAGCAGCTCATGCAGCAGGTCGTCCTTCATGCGCTTGCGCTCGCGGCCGCCTGGCCTGCGGCCCTCGGTTTCCTCGATGTGCGCCAGCTTCTTTTCGAGTTCGCCGTTCACCACCGACGTCGGCAGAATCTTGTCCTCGCCGCCAACTGCCAGCCACAGGAAGTCGCCGCAACGGTGGGAGAGCAGTTCCTTCTCCTCGCGGCCGAACGGCGAGATGAAGCCGCGCGAATTCATTTCCAGTGCGCCGACCGGCTTCAGCAGTGCGTGCGGCAGCAAAGTGTCGACTTCGGAAAAGTCGGTGGTGGTCGGGAAGCGGAAGAACGTCAGGTTGCGGAAGAACATGTCATCTCCTCAGGAATAGATGCCGGCGTCGTGGAATCCCGGCCGGCGCGGGGCCCGTGAGGGCGGGGGAATTCAGCCACGCACGCTGCTGGTTGCAGCCCATCGGGCTTTGGCAGCGTCACGGTCGGTGTGGGCCTGGTGGATCTCGGCGATGCGCAGCGGCACGACGACGGCGGCGAACAGCGCGACTGCGGCCCAGGCGATGCGGAGGCGGAGGCTCATTGCTCACCGCCTTTGGCCTTGGCGATGGCGGGCTCTGCTGCGGTTAGCCACCAATGGACAGTCGCTTTCCAGTACTCGTCGGATGACGAATAGTCGGCATCAGATGGAAAGTTGCTAAGCGCTTCCAGCAGATCAGGCGCGGCGGCGATCAGGCGGGCGTTGGCTTCCGCGTTCTGATAGCACATGGTGTGCGAAAGCGCGTACTGCATCTCCTTGTCGTCCATAATCACGCCGACGCCAAACACGTCCACATTCGTCATTGGATGCGGGGTTACGACCCACGGCCCCGGGGTGTGCTTACTCATCGTCGTTTTCCTCCACGCACAGGCCGTCCACGGCCTCGCGGTTGCGTTGTTCCCGGGCTTCCGCCAGCGACATCGGCGGGGTGATGGGCGGCAGCGCGCCAAACTGCGCGGCGAACGCTGCGTCGAGGTGGTCAAACGGGTTCATGCGGCGTCTCCGGCTCGCAGGCGGCCAGCGCCTCGCGCAGGCACTCCTCGGCGTGGAGCAGGTCGGTGAAGTCGCTGGCACTCAGCACGGCGCGGGCTGCGTCGAAGACGACCGAAACGCGGGCATGCACCTGCTCTACCTCTTTGATCGCTTCCTCGGCCTTGGATCGCAGGTGCTCAGGAAGGATCGGGAGCGCGTTTCGGCTGCTTGCGATCTGCTCGGCCAGAACCGCCAGAACATTCACGGCCCGGCTCACGACAGCACCGCCTGCACCACCACGGCGAAAGCGACGCCCATGCAGAAGGCCAGCAGGTAGCCCGAAGCCAGCTTCAGCGCCTGGAAGTGCAGGGCTCGGTCGGCGGCGGTCATGTGGCACCGCCAGCGCGCATCGAGCGCTCGACCTGCCGGACGACCCGGGCCTGCAGGTCCATCAGCTCGCGCAGGTCATGGAGCAGGTGCGCCGGAACCTCGACCTCGGAAATCAGGAAGTCCAAGGCGCGCTCGGAGGTCACCAACACCGAGATCAGCTCGGCGGTGCTGCCCTCACGGTCGTAGGTGCGTGCCAGGGAGTTGCAGGCGTCCTGGAACGCCTCTTCGGTATCCGGCGGCAGCAGGCCATCAAGGCTCCGCTGGGCGTTCCGGGCGATGTCGGTTGCAGTGTGCAGACCCATCTTCGTCTCCAAGCCGCTCCCGGGAGTGGGCGTGTCGCGGCGTTGGAGTAAGTAAAGCGCCGCTTTAGTTCAAAGTCAAGCGGCGCTTTAGAAAAAGTTGAGAATTTTTTCGATGCCCTTGGGCCGGGCACAAAAAAGCCCGCTCAGGGCGGGCTCTTATTGGCGCGGCGAAGGCTTTAGGGCGTGGGTTCGACCGGCAGGAGATAGGCGGCGAGGACAAGCTGGTTGGCCAGCGGGTACTGGTAGTCCCTGTAGGCCTTGATCCCGGCGTCCATCGTTGTCTTGTACCCGTCGCGGGCTGCGCGCTGGCAAATCGCTTCCATCTGGGCGTCCCAGGTGAAGGCGGAGGCAACAGAGCGGGCCTCCTCATCGGGTAGCCCCAACTGTACCCAGATCGACTGTAGCCGCTGGACTGCCTTCACCTGAAGCTCTGCAGCATCGGCCTCTTGCCGAGCGCGTATCGCGTCTTGGCGCGCGCCCTCCAGAAGGACGCGTCGCTCGTACTCGCGGTCATATGCCTCTTGGCTGGTCCCGAAGATTGCCTGCCCAAGAGCGGTGCCAGCTCGTCTATACCCATCCTGGGCCCAAGCTACTGCCGGCGCAGCCAGCGCCAGCAGGATCAGTCCTCCCAGCTTCCGATCCATCGCACTCTCCCTATGATGGTGATGGGGTGGCGCGGGTCGTCCATCTTCCGCGGCTTGCGCCAGTTGTGGTCGCCCTTTTCGTTCAGGGCATCGAAATAGATGTCATCGCCAAATGTCCGGCAGCGCTTCACGCTGTACTCGCTGCCTGCGATACCCGCAGCCATGATGACGAACAGCTTGTCGTCGGCTGGGCGCGTGTCGCTGGTATCGAAAAGGATCGCGTCCCCTGACTGGATGCGGGGGAGCATTGAGTCGCCCTTGCCATAGAAGACGGCAAGCCGCGTTGGGATTAGGCGCTTACGGGCCAGGGACGACGCTCGAAACTTGAGGCGATGAGTCTCGGCGTATTCGATCGCCTCCATGCCATCGCCAAGGCCGGCAGCCTGGCTGTAGCCAAGGATGTCTACGGTGTCGTCGTCATTCGCAGCCTGTGCGACGTCGGCCCCTGATTCTTCATCCGTCACAGTGGAGTCCAAGAAGTAGTCCACGCGGCGGCCAGTGAGACGGGCCAGGGCCGGTAGGTTCGACTTCTCAATCTTCCCCGTTTTCACCCAGCCAGTTACCGCCTGTGCGCTTATGCCAAGTTCGCGCGCAACGGCGGCCTGTGTGCCTCGGCCGGCATTGTCGAACGCGTAGCGGACGCGCCGCGCCATTTCATCGTTATCAAGCATGGGTTGATGGTAGCGGCGGGCTACCGGCGTCCGTAATAAGGCAACGCTTGACTTTGAACTAAAGCGGTGCTTTAGTTTATCCATGAGCGCAATCCAGACAGCCATCGACCGATACGAGATGCCTCAGGCCGCCGTTGCGCGCCACCTGCAGGTGACCCCCCAGGCAGTCAACCAGTGGGTCAAGGGGCTGCGCCCGGTCCCACCCAGGCACGTCCTCGTGATCGAGGCCGATACCGGCGTCACCCGCCACGAACTGAGGCCCGACGTGTTTGGTGCTTCGGCTCCCAAGTCGCGCCGTAAGCGCTCCCCCTGACATGACCACCTCACCGACCCCGGGCAGGGAAGGGCACCACGGTGCCGCTGCCGGGAACGGGCGGGTTCTTTCGCTCCACCTGGGTGATTCGCACCCGATCGCCGTAACGCCTCAGCACGAACAGCCGGCCTGCAACTGGCACCAGTTCAACGACACCGCTCGACCGCGTCACCTCTGAATTCACTTGGCTCAATCCGTTGTGGGTTGGGCCTTTATTCCGCCCGAGAGGGCTTGGCAACGATAGGCAACGCATGGCAACCCCTGGCAACCAAAAGGCTCTACCGCTCGCATTTGGCGTACACCACGCCCCGAAGGATGCGCCCTCCCAGATCGTCCGGCAGATCGAATCGGCGGCGCGCGCGCTGGCCGTGATGATCCGCGCCGGCCACCACAAGCTGGAGTACGTGGCGGCCTGCATCGGCAAGTCGAAGTCCTACGTCTCGCGGATGCAGAACGGCGCCCGCCCGATCCCCGAGAAGCTGGTCGGCCCGCTGTGTGCCGCGACCGGCTCCAACCTTCTCCGCCAGTTCCTCAGCCTGCAGGCCGCCCTCGACGGCATCTGCGAGGTCGAGCGCCTGGCCGACCTGATGAGGTCCGCCAATGAAGAACCGCGAGCTGCTGCAGCGACTGGACGAGTGCATACGGGTTATCGAGTCCAGCCCGCCCATGACGCGCGAGGAGATCGTCGCGCACCTGTCCCGATGCGCGGCCGAGCAGGCCAGGGCGGAAGCCCGGCGCACGGCTACGCCGCAGCCTGACCTGTTGGGAGCGGCGTAATGCGCGACTACGGAAAGATCCACACCGGGTTCTGGGCCAGCGAGACGATGCTGGGGCTGGAGTCCGATGCGCGCCTGCTGGCGATCTACCTGATGACGAGCCAGCACACGACGATGCTGGGTGCATTCCGGCTGCCCGATGCCTATGCCTGTGAGGATCTTGGCTGGGATTCGGAACGGTTCCAGAACGGTTTGGAAACCCTTTCTGAAGCGGGGTTCGTGAAGTACGACCGCGCGACCAAGGTCGTCTGGATCGTCAAGTTCGTGAAGTGGAACCGCCCGGACAATCCGAACCAGCAGAAGTCCATCGCCAAGCTGGCCCAGGCTCTGCCTGACTCGCTCGCTTTCAAGGATGAAATCCTCGCATCGATCGGAGTTTCCGAAACGGTTTCCAAACCGTTAGGAAACTCTCCTGTTCCTGCTCCTGTTCCTGTTTCTACTCCGGAGGGGATGCAAGGGGAGGTTCTGGCCATCCCGCTGGCCGACGGTTCCGAGTACGCCGTGACCGACGCCGAGGTGGCCGAGCTGCGCGCTGCCTTCCCCCGTGTCGACGTGGTGGGCGAGATCCGCAAGGCCAGGGCGTGGGCATTGGCGAATCCGCCGAAGCGCAAGACGCGGCGCGGCACGCCGAAGTTCCTGAACAGCTGGATGGGCGGGGCGACTGAGCGGGCGCCAGCGCAGGTCGTGCAGATCCAGCAGCCGGTCGCCGCTGGCGGCGGGAGGAGGCCGCTGTGAGCAACGTGACCCCATCCTTCGCCGAGGAAGCCGTGATCGGCGGCTTGCTGCAGGACAATCAGCGCTTCCACGACGTGGCACCGCTGATCGGCGCGGACCACTTCACCAGCCCGCAGCGCGCACGGGTGTTCGGCCTGATCCGCGACCGCGTGCTGGCCGGCGAGCCCGCCGACGCGGTGACCATCGGCGAGGCATCGCCGGACGACTTCGACTACGTGGTGCACCTGGCCGCGAACGTCCCTGGCTCCTCGGCGGTTATCGCCTACGCCGATCTGGTGCGCGAGAACTGGCGTCGCCGCGAGGCTGTGGCGGTCGGACTGCAGCTGGTGGCGGCGGCGCGCGCCGGCGAGGAGGACGCGGTGGACGTGGCCGCTGGCCGGCTGCTGGCGCTCAATGCCGTGGTTACCTCCTGCGAATACACCGGAAAGCAGGCGATGCAGGAAGCGTGGCGAGAAGTGGCGCGGAATCACGCATCGGGCGGTGCGCTACCTGGTATCCCGACAGGGTTGAATGCGCTAAACGACATTCTGGGCGGGTGGCACCCTGGCGATCTAACGATCATCGGCGGCCGCCCTGCGATGGGCAAGACTGCGTTTCTCGGTGGACTGATCGAAGCTGCCGCAGACGCGAAGTGGCGGCCCGGTGTGATCAGTGCCGAGCAACCCGCAGTACAGCTGGCGTTACGCCGACTCTCCGCGGTGTCCCAGGTCTCAGCAACCCAGCTTCGTACTGGCAACTTGGAGGACGAGGATTGGTCGCTCCTGCAGGCGGGTATGGCCAAGGCGCTAGATCGCGACATGTGGATCTACGACCGCTCGGCCGTGACGCTGGACGAGTTGGTAGGGATCGCTCGTAAGTGGAAGCACACCCACGGCATCGGCTGCCTGTTTATCGATTACGCCCAGCGCATCACGGTGCCGCGTGCGGACCGAACCACGGAAGTCTCCCAAGTGGCACGCGGGATGAAGAACCTAGCCCGCGACTTGGACATCCCGGTCATCTCTCTTGCCCAGGTTGTGAAGGCAGTTGACCAGCGCCAAGGCGACAAGCGCCCGAATGCCGGCGACCTCGCCAACAGCGACGAGCTTACCCGCGAGGCCGACCAGATCCTGATGCTGTACCGGGATGAGGTCTACAACCGCGAGACGCAGGACCGGGGCATCGCCGAGATCCTGATCGAGAAGAACCGCCACGGGCCGACCGGATTCAAGAAGGTCGCCTTCCTCAGCGAAACCATGCGCTTCGCCGACTTGGGGAGGGAGTTCTGATGGTCCCGCAATACGAACTGGAACGCGCCCGCCAGACTGGCCGGTGGATGCGCGACGCGCACAAGGACAGGAATTCGGTCCCGCTCTACGCCATGGGCGAGGACGGGCTGGCGCTGCGCCGGGCTTGGCTGGCCGGCTACGACGAACGAGACGAGCAGATCAGGAGGAAGCGGGGATGAGCAAGCCGAATTGGAAAGACGCTCCCGAATGGGCGCAGTGGCTGTCGATGGACGGCGACGGTCTGTGGTCGTGGTGGGAGATCAAACCGGAGTGGGATGAGCAGGCCAAGGACTGGTTCATCTCAATCGATGCGCCCGGGGCGGAGCATGCCGAAGCCGAGTACGCCACCGGCATCCCCGATGAATCAGGCATCGATTGGGACTTTGCGTTCGACACGCTGGAGGAAAGGCCGTGAGCAAGATCGAATTGAAGGCGCGGATCATCAGCATCCTGTCCGGTCACACCCGTGAGATGGAGGGCTACGCCTACTTCAGCTCAAACCCCGGGATTCCAGAGGACGAGTACGAGGAGATCGCTGACGAGGTTATCGCCGCGCTCGCACCGCAGTGGCGGCCGATTGAGTCGGCGCCGAAGGATGGTACTGCTGTACTCGCCACATCTGCGCACATGACCGGTCCGAATGGCGAGCCGGTGGCATGGGCTGCTGTTTTCGATCACGAGCGCGAGCGATGGGAGGCCACGTGGGATGGTGAGCCTCTCAATGATGCCACTGACTGGCAGCCGCTGCCCGCTCCGCCGGAGGAAAGGCCATGAGCGAGAAAGAGAACTTCGCGGCCATGGGGGAGATTTCGCAAGAGAAATTCAGCGAAATGTTCCCGGAGGTCGTTGAATGCCCCACGTGTCACGGACATGGTGGCGACCGTTGGCACAACCCTGACGGCAGTGAATGGGGGGAGCGCTGCGACCGCTGTGAGGGGTTCGGCTACATCGGGAAGAAGGAGAGCCGAGCATGAAGCGCACCTTCCTGATCGATCCGCCGAACAACCGTAACTGGCCGCAGGTGATCTCCAGCGTCGTGCGCGCCATCAACGAATGGCTCAAGGGCGGCCCGGTGCAGATCACCCTGGACGAGCCGAAGCGGACGCTGGACCAGAACGCGGCAATGTGGCCGGCGCTCAGCGACATCGCCAAGCAGGTGCCGCTGGTGATCACCCGCCGCGACGGCAGTACCAGGCAGGCCACGCCCTACGACTGGAAGGACGTGCTGACCGCCGCGTTCGAGGAGGAGACCGAGTGGGCCCCCGGCCTGCGCGGCGGCGTGGTGATGCTCGGCGCCCGGACCAGCAAGTACGGCCGCCGGAAGATGGGCGACTTCCTCACCTTCATCCACGCCGAGTTCTCGGACCGGGTGCGCTGGTCGGACAGCTCAGTAGAGAAACTGGCGCAGTTCGCGCCGCCAAGCAGGAGGGTTGCGTGAGGACGAAGAACTCCAAGGAGATCACCGCCGCAGAGCGCGCGCACCTGCAGGCGGTCAAGGATCTGCCCTGCAGCGTGTGTGGCCTGCCGGGCCCGAGCGACGCCCACCACATCAACCAGGGGCAGCACTACACCACTGTGGCCCTATGCAAGGACTGCCATCAGGGCAGCTTCAACGGGATCCATGGGGAGCGGCGCATGTGGCTCGTCATGAAGATGGACGAGTTGGCCGCCTTGAACGTGACCCTGCAGCGGCTGGGCCAGAGGAGCGCGGCATGAAGGAGCTGATCCTGCCGTGGCCGCACAAGGACCTGTCGCCGAATGGGCGCGTGCACTGGGCGCGCAAGGCGAAGGCGGCAAAGCGGGCTCGATCTGACGCGGCTTGCTTGGCGTTCCACGCTGGGTGGCGTCAGACGGTATTCCCGGAGCTGAGGATCCACCTGCACGTCACGTTCTACCCGCCGACCAAGCTGCTGCCCGACGACGACAACATGCTCGCCCGGTTCAAGCCGTACCGGGATGGCATCGCCGACGCGCTCGGCATCGATGACAAGCGGTTCATCAGCCACCCGCTGGTCAGCACCGAGGTCCGCAAGGGTGGCCAGGTGGTGGTGCGGATCACGGGAGGGCCCGAGGCATGAGCCGCACTGGAGAAATCCGCGCTTGGTTCGAGCGCCACGGCGGTGAGCACCGCTTGTCCGATGTGTTGCAGGGAATGCGCGCGCACGGCAGGGAGAAGACGCTCGTGGCGGCCACGGTCTGCGGCTTGGCTCGCGACGGCGTCCTGACGGCGACCGGGCAGAGGGGGCAGCGGCTGTATTCGCTGAGGCCCGGACACACCTTCGAACCGAGCCGAGCCAAGCGCATCCGACTGTGGCTGGACGGCAATCCGGGCTGGCATTTCGCCGCTGACATCTGCGATGGGATGCAAGTCGAGGACCCCGCCGAGAGAGCGAGGTACGCCCGCAGCCTCAGCAACATGGTTGGCATCGGCCTGCTCCAAGCAACTGGCCGCGCCACCCTCATGAAGTACCGCAAGGCTCGAAACGCCTACTACCGCCCAACTGAGGGCAGCGCATGAAACAGGTCAGCCCACCCAGCAGGGGAGGTCGAAACATGGCCGCATCCGTTGAAGCTCCGCGCCGCACCGGTACAACTGAGGGTGTTCCGTTCCGGCAGGTCTGGAAGCCGCGCGTGGTCTGCGTGGTTGACCCGACCAACCCGGCAGATGCCCTGAACGCCATCCTTCCACGAATCGCAGAGAACCAGCGCGGATGCACGGTAGCCAGCTTCCTACTGATCAACCCGGAGACCTCGCAGGCGTTCGTCCTGGCCGAGGACAAGCCGGTGGCCGTGGAGATGGCCCGCAAGGGCGAGAAGTCTCCGTACTGGCCGTGGTTGGTGGGCAAGTACAGCTTCCCCCGTGTGACCGCCGAGGCCGCAGCGAACGTGCTGGAGGACATGCTGGAGCATCTGGGCATCGCCACGCCGGCGCCACGGAAGCGGCCCATGCCTGTGCAGCTCGACCTGTTCGACCTGTCTGGGCGCGCCGCTTGACCGCGTACATGCGGCCCTCTACCGAGGCAGGTATCGGTAGCCCCAGCTGGCAGGTGGGTAACAGCCAGCACCGAGGGAGCAGGGAGCCGCGTTGCGGCGGCGGAACCGGACGCCACGCCGGGCCCGTGACCACTTTCCCCTGCGGGACCGAGGAGGCCCTGTCGTGAGCCTGGACCCGATCACGCAGGGCCTGCAGCACCTGGCTGGCCAGTTCAGCCTGACGCGGCAGGAGTGGCGCGACCACCACCGCGGCGGCGACTCTCTGCTCGACTCGCTGGTGAGCCACGGCTACGCGCAGGAGCAGGGCGAGCGCTTCGGCATCACCCGGCAGGGGCAGGTGCGGCTACAGGCACTCAAGGAGCGCGCATGAGCATTCAGGAGACGAACTGGGATACCGTCGCCACTCTACTGGACCGGCAGCTGGAAGATTCCATGCTGCGGACAGGGGAATATCCGGTGGAACTGGTCATCACAAACCTGCAGGGGAGGCAGCTGTGCCTTGAGATGGCGCATCTGACTGTGCCCTACGCCCTCGATGAGATGCCTGCTGATGGCATCTACTGGCGCGGCGTCCCTGTGCGTGTCATCCATGTGTGGGAGAACCATGGCAGCGCAGCGTAAGTCTACTGCCAGCACGGCCAAGAAGCCGGGCAAGCCTATCGGCCGCCCCAGCAAGTACACGCAGGACCTGGCCGAGCGGGTGTGCGTCCTGATCGCCCAAGGGGACAGCATCGCCAAGATCGGCGAGACCGAGGGCATGCCTGACGCCCGGACCATCTTCCGCTGGCTGGCTTCCAACGCTGGTGGGGATGAGGATGATCCCGCCTCCTTCCGACAGCAGTACATGCGCGCGCGCGCGAGTCGGGCTGATGCCCGGTTCGAGCGGCTGGACGAGATCATGCAGAAGGTCGAGGACGGCCGGCTGGACCCGGCCGCTGCCCGCGTGATGATGGACGCCATCAAGTGGCAGTCTGGCAAGGAGAACGCCAAGCGCTACGGCGAGAAGGTCCAGCTGGCCGATGCTGATGGCGAGAAGCTGCCGGCCCCCCCGCCGTTCTACGTCATGGGCGTGGTCCCCGCCAAGCAGGGCGAGTGAGCGTGTCGGCCCAGCCGAACCCACTGGCACCGCACACTCCGGTGCACATCCCGGCCAAGCTGCTGCCAGTGCTGAAGCCGAAGCAGTTCAAGGTGCTGTACGGCGGCCGCGGCTCGGCGAAGTCGCACACCGTGGCGCAGATCCTGGTGATGTTGTCGATGCAGGCCAAGCACCGCATCCTGTGCGTGCGCGAGATCCAGAAGTCGATCGCCCAGTCCTCCAAGCGGGTCATCGAGGACTACATAAACCGGATGGGCCTGTCGGCCTACTTCAAGATCAACAAGCAGGGCGAGGACCAGATCACCTGCATCCTGACCGGGTCTACGTTCAGCTTCACGGGCCTGCAGGACCACACCGCCGACAGCATCAAGTCGTTCGAAGGAGCGACCATCGTATGGGTGGAGGAGGCGTCCAACGTCTCGGCCAACAGCTGGAACAAGCTGATCCCGACCATTGTCCGCACCACTGGCGCCGAGATCTGGGTGACCTTCAACCCGGACCAGCAGGACGACTACGCCTACAAGCGCTGGGTGCTGGGCGATGACCCGGACGCGATCGTCATCCAGATCAACTGGCTGGATAACCCGTGGTGGAACCCCGCCATGGAGACGGAGCGGCTGAAGACGTTGGCTGTGTCGCAGGACCTGCACGACCACATCTTCGGCGGCCAGCCCCGGGCCAAGGCCGGCATCCTGTTCAAGCGGCACTGGTTCAAGCGCTTCAACCTGGGCGATGAGCCGAAGGGCCTACGCAAGTACCTGGCCAGCGACTACGCCGGCGCGCCGGACCCGGACGACCCCGAGGCCGATCCCGACTGGACCGAGCATGGCTGTGCTGGCCTCGACCACATCGGCGACATGTGGTTCGTGGACTGGTGGAGCGGCCAGGAAGACCCGTCCGTTTGGATCGCGGCCCTGATGCAAATGGGCAGGCGCAACAAGCCGGTGATGGCGTTCGAGGAGATGGGCGTCATCCTGCGCACCACCGACGGCGCCATCCGCCGAGCGGCCAAGGCCACGCAGACGTTCGTGCACCGCGTGCCGCTGGCCAGTGCCGGCAGCAAGGCAGACCGCGCTCTGGGCTTCGCTGCCCGCGCGGCCACCGGGTCAGTGCACATCCCGAACACCGAATGGGGCGACAGGCTAATCGACCAGCTGTGCGCCTTCACGGGCGAGGACGGCCGCCGGGACGATATGGTCGACGTGTGCAGCCTGTTCGGCCGTGGCATCGACCTCATGGCTGACGGCAGCCTCCCGCCCGAGGCCAAGCCGGCGCCGCCGGAGCCGTTCACTGAGAAGTGGTTCAAGCAGCGCGACGCCGCCGACCGCGACGAGGACGAGAAGACAGCGCGCTACTACCGTTGATGCCTCCGGCAGCTCGGGCACCTTGGGGCCAGTTCGCACACCGGCCCGACCATGGCAGACCAACCCATCGCAGCACTCGAAACCGGGATCGCGGCCGCCGCTGATCCCGATCCGGCGCGCGCCCAGCAGTTGAGCCGCATGCAGGCTGACGTGAAGCGCTGGATGGCTCGCTTCGATGAGGCCCGCGAGTTCGACAAGGACGCCAGACAGCAGTACGTGAAGGACCGGCGCCAAGCGCGCGGCGATTCCGGCTTCCTGGTCGACGCCAACCTGATCGGCACCTACATCGACATCCAAGAGGCGTTCCTGTACGCCCGCAACCCGGACTTCGACGTGTCACCCGGACCGGCGCACCGCATGCCGACGCCTGAGCAGCTGCGGGACATCATCGAGTCCGACGAGCAGGTGATGGCCGGTATCCAGCAGCAGGCCGAGCAGGACGCGATGGAGGTCGGCCGGCAGGTGGCCACGCAGCTGACTGCTGACGGCGTGCCCGAGCAACAGGCGCTGATGCAGAGTATGCAGGCGCAGGAGGGCTACCTGGCCACCGGTGCTGTGGAGAAGCTGGTCGCCGACGAGGTCCTGAAGCTGCGCAAGCAGTACGCCAAGCGCTCGCGGGAGATGAAGCAGTTTGCCGAGACGCTGGAGGCTGTCGGCACCCAGATGTGGAAGGACGCGCAGCTGAAGCGCCGCGGCCGTCCGTGGGTTCGCTCCTCGCTGACCATTGGCCCCGGCGTGCTGAAGGCGACATGGCAGGAGCGCACCGAGATCTCGCCCGAGAAGCAGACGGCCATCAATGACCTGCAGCAGAACATCGCCCGGGCCAAGGCGCTGCAGAAGGAGCTGGAGGAAGGCACCGCCGGATATGGCGCGCGCGCATGGGACACGGTCAAGGGCGTGTTCGGCAACAACGAGGAGGCCAAGGTCGCGGACCTGGAGCGCCAGCTGGCCGCCATCCAGAACGGTGCCGAGCGCGTCGTCGCCCGTGGCTACGCGATCGACAACGTGGCCGGCGAGAACTTCCAGGTGGCACCGGGTTTCACCATCGCCAACCACGTCGATGCGCCCTGGAACGCCGAGATCTCCTATCCGTCCTACGAGGACGCGCTGGCCGAGCATGGCCCGTATCTGGCGCAGTTCGACAAGGACGGCAACGCCGAGAACATCCTGCGCAAGGCTGCGCGTTACGCCCCGCGCAAGCCGTGCATGGGCAAGAACGAGAGCGTCGGCTTGACCGGAAACACGGCCACGCCCGAGGAGGCCGACGCCTACACCGCGAACGCAGACGGCGGCGCCAACGGGTGCTACGTGCGCCGCGTCGAGATCTGGGATGCGGAGAGCAACACCGTCCTGACCGCGATCACCGGCGTGCCGTTCTGGGTAAAGCCCGCCTTCAACCCGCCGGCTACGACCCGGTTCTACCCGTATTTCGTGATCTGCACGTCCGAGGTGGACGGCCAGCGCCACCCGCAGAGTCTGGTCAGTCGGTCGACCAAGCTCATGGACGAGTACAACCGCATTGGCTCGGCCGAGACCGAGCATCGCCGCCGCATCAAGCCCAAGACGGCGTTCCACGCGGGCGCGATGGAGGCAGAAGAGGCGACCAAGCTCGCCAAGGCTGACACTGGCGAGATGGTCGCCCTCAACGTGACGCAGCCGAACGCAGACCTGCGCACGCTGCTGGTACCGATCACCTACCCACAGATGGACCCGGCGGTTTACGACCGCACGCGCATCCTGGCCGAGCTGGAACGAATCTGGGGCGTGCAGGAGGCGCTGACGGGCTCCATCAACACCGCCAAGACTGCCACCGAGGCGGACATCCAGCAGCAGGGCTTCCAGGCGCGAAGCAGCAGCCGGCGCGACAACATGGAATCGGTCCTGAGCGAACTGGCCGAATACACTTGCCAGATCGCCCGCGTCTACCTGACCGACGAGGACGTGCGCTTCATCGCTGGCCCAACGGCATTCTGGCCGCCCTACATGGGGCCGGACGACCTTGCCGAGTTCGTGCGCATCGAGATCCGCGCTGGATCGTCGGGCAAGCCGAACACCGCGATGGAGCGCCAGTCGTGGGCCAACCTGCTACCGCTGCTGCAGACCGGCATCACCCAGATTGGCCAGCTGCGCGGAGCATCGCCTGACGCGATCGCCGATTCGCTGGAGCAGCTGATGCGCCTGACCGCCGAACGCAGCGGCGAGCGCTTCGACATCGACCAGCTCATCCCCCAGAACGACGGCACGCAGCCGGCGCTGCCCGCTCAGGCCGTGCCGGGGAGCGCGCCGCCTCCGCAGGGTGGGAACGCCGGCCAGCAGCCGCCAGTTCCGCCCGCACCTCCCGGTGGCTCTCCGGCCGCCGATCCCCTCGAAGCAGCCTGATAGGAGCACGAAATGACGCAGTTCCGAAAGAAGCCCGTAGTGATCGAGGCGTGGCCTGCCCATGAGTTGATCCATGCGGCAAGTCGCGACTGGCAGGCTCTGCCCAAGGCGGTGGCCGATGCCTATGAGAAGGGTGGATGGGTGTTCCAGTTCGATGGGATTTACATCCCGACCCTTGAAGGGTCGATGCGTGCGGAGCGCACCGACATGGTTATTCGCGGCGTGCAGGGAGAGTTCTACCCGTGCAAGCCGGAGATCTTCGCAGAGACCTACGACCGCGTGGAGGCGACCGCGTGGAGGCGTAACGATGCGCTACCACCCACTGACGCTCGCCATCTGGCGGGTATTCGCAACCTGGAGCAAGTGATGAACGAGAAAGTCACCCCGCCGTCTCCCGCTGAATTCACCTTCGGCCTTGGCTTCGGCAGCGCACTGGATCACCTGAAGGAGGGCCGTCGCGTGGCCCGCGATGGCTGGAACGGCAAGGGCATGTTCGTCTACCTCGTGCCGCCGGCCAGCTATGCCGTGCAGACCGGCGCAGCTAAAGCCCATTTCGGCGAAGGCTCGATGGTGCCGTACAACGCCTACTTCGCCATCAAGAACGTCAACGACACCGTCAGCACGTGGGTTCCCAGCGTCAACGACTGCCTGGCCGACGACTGGTATGTGCTGCAGGAGGAGGGCTAAGCCATGCACGTCGAAGGCGACACCCCGGCCACTGCGCCGGACACCACCCCGACCGACCAGCCGGCTGACGTGATGGCGGCGCTGGACGCTGGCATCGCCGCTGCTGATGCTGAAACGGCGCCTGCCGCTGAGACTGCGCCGGTCGAAACCCCTCCGGCCGATGCCACCACGCCGCCGGCAGACGATCCGAATGCTGCTCCGCCCACTGACGGCCAGCCTCCGGCCCAGCCGCAGGAGGGCGCACCGCCGGCGGATGATCAGCCGGCCGCTGCCGCTGAGGGTGAGCCGCAACCTGACGCCGACACCGAGGCGGAGATCGCGTCGCTGGGCCTGAAGGAGAAGTCCGCCGAGCGGTTCCGCGGCATGGCCGCCGAGATCAAGGAGCTTGCCCCGCTGCGAGAGGCGATGAAGGCGGCCGGCATCGAGGACGTGGCTCGCCTGCCGGAGCTGGTCCAGCGCTCCAAAGTGGGCGAGGACATGGTTCAGATGGTGATGGAGACCGGCGCCAGCTCCGAGCAGTACGGCATGGCGCTGGACTACCTGAGCCTGATCAGCAAGGCGGGGCAGGGCGATCTTGAGGCGGCGGAGAAGGCCTACAAGGTCATGGGCAAGGAGTACGCCGCCCTGGCCAAGATTCTGGGCAAGGAGGCGCCTGGCATCCACGACCCGCTGGCCAACCACCAAGACCTGCGCGCCGAGGTTGAAGCTGGCGACCTGCCGCGCGCGCGTGCCGTCGAGATCGCTGGCCAGCGTGACCGTGCCGCCTACACCGGCACCGTCGAGCGGCAGCGGACCGAGACGCAGCAGGCAATGACACAGGCACAGAAGGATGCCTTTGACGGCCTTCAAGCTTACGACGCGGAGATGACTGCGGCCGATCCGAGCTATCTGGCCAAGCGCGACATCCTCCAGGTGCACGTCAACGAAATCATGGCCAAATACCCGCCGCGGGAGTGGGAGCGCCGTACCGCGATCGCGTACACAAGAATCAAGCTTCCGGCCCAGGCTGCCGCTGCCGCTGCTACGCCAACGCCAGCCCCGCCGCTGCAGCCGCGCCCTGGCCCAATTCGGCCGGGTGGTCCTGGCCCGGCGCTGGTGCCGACTACCTTCGCCAGCCCGATGGACGCGCTGGAGTTTGGCATTCAGCAAGCCACCAACGGCTGAGCAGAGCCAAGCTCTGTCCTGACAAGACCCCGCTCCGGCGGGGTTTCTTGTGTCCGTTGACGCATCCCGCAACACGGGCAATCTGGCCCTGCGGCTGACAACCGCGCCACGCAGCAGTACGCCGGAGTCGCGCCCGGTAGGGCAGTGAGAGGCCTCGCCCCCCTCGAACGTGGATGGAAGCAAGACACCCATTCCCCTTCGAGGACATCATCATGGCCTGGACCACTGCCCAGCTCACGCAGGGCGCCAACTACACCTTGGAGAGCTACTCCACCAAGGACCCCGTCGACCAGATCAACGTCGCGCACCGCACGCTGGACCTGTTCGTCACCAACAAGCAGGTTTCGTTCTTCGGCAACGGCATCTTCAACGAGAAGCTGTTCACCTCGAACGACAGCAACTACCAGAACTACGAAGGCGCCGACCAGGTCACCTACAACGAGCGTGACCCGAACCGCTTCGCCAAGTTCCAGTACTACTCGAACCACGAGGGCTTCTGGTTCGATGAAGACCGCCTGATCCGCAACGGCATCCTGATCGATGATTCCGGCGTCGCGGTGCCGAGCTCGCAGGAGAAGGAACAGCTGGTCAACCTGCTGCAGTCGAGCTGGACTGCCATGAAGAATGGCCTGCAGGAAGGCCTTGCGCTGGAGACCCTACAGAACGGTTCGCAGTCGGCCAAGGCCGTACCCGGCCTGGACCACATCGTCTCGACTACCCCGGGCACCGGCGACATCGTCGGCGGAATCAACGCCAGCACCAGCACCTACTGGCGCAACAACGCCAGCATGGCCATCGCCTCGGGCGGTGTCGTTGCTGCGCTGGACGCGATGTATGACGCCTGCGTGCGCTACGGCGGCGCGATCCCGACCGACATCCGCTGCGGCCAAGCGTTCCTCAACGCCTACAAGGCCGAGGCAAAGATCGAGATCAACCGGCAGATCATCGTCGGCGCCAACGGCGGTACCGGCCTGGACGCTTCGGTCACTGCGGTGTTCTACCGCGGCATCGAGCTGATCTGGGATCCGACCTTCGAGCTGCTCGACGCCAAGCTCGGCGCGATCACCTACCCCTGGACCAAGCGCTGCTACCTGCTGAACCGCAACTTCATCACTTTCCGCCCGGTGAAGGGCAACTGGATGAAGAAGCGCAAGCCGGAAAAGCTGCCGGACCGCTACGTCACGTACTACGCGCAGACCAACAAGTACGGCCTGACCACCGGCAAGCGCAACGTGCACGCCGTGCTGTCCATCGCCTGATCGGGCCTGGCCTGATCCGAGCGTCCCGGCTTCGGCCGGGCGCTCATGGGAACCCCAATCGGCTACAGGAGCCATCCCCATGAAGTCCACCCCGATCACCGATACCGCCTTCAAGACTGGCAACAGCCCGTTCCTGCGCGGCGGCAGCGCGACCTTCTCCAATCTGTCCGGCACCGCGGCAACCCTGCAGGGTTCCGACACCCAGACCGGCACCTACACGACCCTCGCGACCCTGGCCGCCAACAGCCAGACCGAGGTCCAGAACCTGCCGCAGTGGATCAAGCTCTCCGCCGCCGGCACCGTCTACGCCCTGGCGGGCTGAAAGGAGCCGCACATGAGCAAGTCCACCGTCATCGTTCCCGTCGTGCTGCTGACCATCATGCGCAGTACCGAGGTCACCATCACCGAATCCGTGTTCAAGCACGAGGTGCCGATCCTCGAATTGATTCACGGCGAGGACAACGTGGAGGTCATCAACGATGACTACCACGCGATCGAACTTCCGGACAACGCCACGCAGGAGTACCAGCGCCTGCTGACCAAGTACGGCGACAAGTACCGCCCGGTGATTGACCAGGTATTCCGCAACGGGCCGCGCGACATTGCCAAGGAAGTCGGCATGGAGCTGGGCAAGGACAGCTTCAAGAAGCAGTCCGAGGCCGTGATCATCAGCCGCCTGCCGGCACGTCCGGGCCAGGCCAGCGACGCCGCGCAGGCCGGCGCCGATGGAGAAGGCGGCGAACAGCCGGAACTGACCCACAGCGAGCTGCGCGGCGAACTGACCCGCCTGGGCATCGAGCACAAGGGGAACGCGCCGAAGGCCGAACTGCAGGCGCTGTATGACGCCGCGCAGGCCGGCGCCGGCACCCTGGGCGGATGATCGCCAGCACGACGCGGTAAACCGACGGGCTGGGGAAACCCGGCCCGTCTCCACAAGAGGGCTCTCATGAGCATCACCGACGGCATCCAGTGCGCCTGTTCCAGCACCGACGGTAACGCGACGCTGGCAGACCTGCGTAAGCGGCTGATGATCCGGCTGGGCTTTGCCGCGCAGGCGAACAACCCACCGCCGGGCATGAAGGAGCTGCTCAACGAATTCCTGCAGAGCGCGCAGGTGGCGCTGTTCCGGCGCCCGACCGGCGAGTTCCGCAACGAGCGCTGGTTCTCCTGGCCTCTGGTGGCCGGCCAGCGCCTCTACGACTACCCGGACAACGACGAGAAAAACGGCCCGCAGACCTGCCCGGCCACTTTGGACCCGCGCAAGGTGACTTGGGTGGGCCGCGAGCGGGATGGCGTCTGGGCCGAGATGCACCAGGGCATCAACCTGCGGAGCTACACGACCAGCGAGCTGACCGGCTTGCCGCAGCGCTACGAGTTCCGCAACTGCATCGAGATCTGGCCGGCGCCCGACGAGACGCTGGGCAATCTGGTCATCAAGGGCAAGTTCGACCTCAACCGGTTCACCGAGGACGCGGACAAGACCACGATCGACAGCGAGATCGTGTTTCTGCTGGCGCTGGCCAACGGCAAGGCGCACTACCGCCAAGCTGATGCGCAGGCCTACATCCAGCAGCTGGAGGTGATGATCACCAATCTGGTGGCCGGCACGCATGCCACGGCTCGCTATATCCCCGGGCCACCGTCTGGTGAAGGCGTCTACGTTCCGCCGCGGCCGGAGGTGCCATTCCCATGACCGGCCGCATTGTCACGCTCAATGCCGCCAAGGGCGGGATCAACCGCCTACGGGTGAAGGGTGGCGCAGACCCGGCGACGCTGTACGACCTGGTAGACGGATACGTCGATCAGGCGGGCGTACTGCGATCGCGCCCTGGCTCCGAGAACACGGTGGTCTTGCCTACAAACGCTACGAAGGGTATGTGCGCCTACGACGGCAAGCTGATCGTCTTCAGCCACACCCCGCAGACCATTCCGGCGAGCACGCCTAGCGTGGAATGCGAGGTCCTGCGGCACCCGTCACTCCCCGCGATGCCAATCAAGGAAATCCACTTCGCTGGACCGTTCCTTGGCTACCTGTACGTGGTCCCTGAGTTCGACAACGGCGAGGTGTTTCACTACTGGCTGCAGCGCGGCAGCACCTGGGAGCCCGGAAAGATCTACCTTCCCGGGTCGTTGGTCGCCCCGACCAACTCAAACGGCATCGCCTACCAGCTGGATAGCGGAACGGAACAGTTTGAGGTTTGGCTCAAGAACTTGGCGCGCGCGGTGGGCGACAAGGTCGTGCCGACCACTGACAACGGCTACTACTACACGGTCACCGACGCCTTCGGTCCTGCGCCTCGGTCGGGAGCCACTGAGCCCTCGTGGCCGACATCGCCGGGCGCGACCGTATTTGAGGATAGCGACGTGGCCAACCCAGCGCCGATTCCGGGTGAGCAGTCTGGGAACCAACTGCCGCCGGACGTGACAGACCGCTACGGCAGTAGTGGCGGCAACAGCCCTTGGCGCAGCATGAACAATCAGGAGATCCAGTAATGGCCGCGCCTGTCTGGCAGCCGGGAACCCTGTACCTGCCCGGTGATCTGGTTCAGCCGATCACTCAGCCAGCGCCGAACAATCCGCAGGTCGCCAACGGCGATTTCTCGGCCGGCAACACGGGCTGGACCTTCAGCGGCGATGCCGCCTACACGCCTACCGACGGATACGGGGGCGGCGGCCCATCGATGATCCTGCCCGGAAACAAGCCGGACGGTCTGGGCATCAACAACACGACGCTGGTCGTCCCGGTTGGCGGCCAGCTCGTCGCCACCTCGATGATCAACCAAGGCGCGTCATCTGCCGGCAAGACGGCAGGCTGGACCGAGATCCGCTGGTTCGACTCGCTCAACACGCTGCTGCAGACGGACAAAGGCAACGTCGTTGATAGTGGATCTGGCGGCGCGTGGCACCAGTCCAAGGTCACCGGTACCGCCCCAGCATCGGCCGCATACGCCAAGGCTGCGATTCACTTGACCTCGGTGGCCGACCACAATGCGCCGATCTGGGGCGACAACCTGTCTGTGAGCGGCGCTTCCGCTGGCCTGCCTGACGGCCTGGTCTACAAAGCCGTGCAGGCGGAGTCGGGGACTTCCGGCAGCAGCGAGCCGGCGTGGCCAGGAATCCTTGGCCAGCAGGTTGTAGACAACGAGGTCATCTGGGAGGCGGTCACCACCAGCCGTGTGACCTGGACGGCTTCGCCGCGGTACGTGAGCGGTGCCACGGAACCAGTGTGGCCAACCGACATCGGCGCCATGGTCAAGGACGGGACCATCAACTGGCGCGCAATCTCTCGCCGGGTTGAAGATGAGAAGTGCCCGCAGTCGAAGGTTGTGGCCATCGTTGCGTCCAAGGTGTTCGCAGCGGACAAGGACATCGTCCGTTTCAGCGCCACGGCCAACCCGCTGGATTGGTCCACTGCCGACGACGCCGGGTATCTGCCGACGGGGCTGCAACAGGCGAACGCCAACGATATGGCGGTGCTTCAACAGTACCGATCAAACCTGGTAGCACTCAACGCGAGCAGCTTCCAGAACTGGCAGGTCGATCCCGATCCGGCATCGATGGCGATCCTGGACCAGATGGACGGTATCGGCTCTATCTGGCCAAAGGCGGCGGTCCCGGTCTCCAATGACCTGTTCTACCTTTCCCAGCTCGGTGTGCGCACGGTGGGCATCGCCAACGCAGCTGAGAATCTTGCGGCAGGTGACGTTGGCGCTCCGATCGATGATCTGGTCAGGGTGGCGCTGCGCGTGTCGAGCGGGAACAGTTCGAAGGTGATCGGCGCCTACTACCCGGGCGCCGGCCAGTATTGGCTGGCCTTCAGCGAGTACCCGCAAGCACCGTTGTCGCTGTCTGGCGGCATCCAAGGCGACGCCTACATGAACCAGACTGTAGACGCCCGTTACATCGCATTGGGCGGCGTGACGCCATATCGCTTCGACATTGTGGCCGGCAGCCTGCCAACCGGCATCAACATGGACCCCAACTCTGGTGTGCTGACTGGAGGCTTCGCCCAAAAGGGCAACTTCGCGTGGACAGTGCGCGTGACGGATGCCCTCGGCGACTCTGTGCAGCTCAACGACCACACCTTCGTGTGCAATCTGCTATGGAACTTCACCACATGGTTTGCAGGAGGATCGTATGCGTCCCCATACGGTGTGGGCCAGGTAATTTGGTCATCCTATTGGAACCGATTCGTCTCGTGCACCGGGCCTGGGCGGAAGATCAGCGCAGATGGCATCACATGGACCGCAAACGGGGCCGCGAACTACTTCGATGGAGCAGAGAATCCAACCACTGGCATAATGGCGTTTGCAACCGGCTCAACCATCGTGAGCTCCATTGACGGCGGAACGACCGTTGTTTCGCGGTCCACTTCTTTCACTATCGACATCGCGACGTTGCAGTTTGCCAATGGTTCGTTCCTTGCAATAGAGGGATCAAACGTGGTGTCGGGCAGTGCTAATGCACTCACATGGGTTCGCGGCGCCAGCTTCTCCGCGTTGGTGGGCAGCTCTCCGAAGTGGGCGTACATGGCGCATCTCGGGAAATACGTGTTCATCTCTGGCCAGGACGGCAGGGTAGCCACCTCGCTCATTGACGTTGGGCCCTACACCGCATCCACGACCGTTCCCTCCTGGGGTGGCAACAGCGCGATCGGACTCACCTACGTTGCGCGGCTCCAGAAACTGTTCATCTGGCGCAGCGACGGCGTGATCCTGGAAACCAAGGACCTTGTCACCTTCACGGTGCGCAGGAACGTCCCTGGTCTTGCGTTCTCCAGCCTCATTGATGTTCCAGAGATGAACGCGCTGATCGCGGTAGGCAGTGGATCGCAGCCAAGCACGCATGTGAGCAGGGATGGCGGCGTTACCTGGGCGGGCTACACGGGCCTCAACTCCTACCGGCTGCTGGCTTGGTCCGAGCCGCTGAAGAAGATTGTGGCCATCGGCCAGAACGTGGCCAGCTACGCAACTCCGACATGCGAGGTGTGAGATGACGACAACGACTTGCTACGTCTACACCATGCGCGGGACAGGGAAGCAGGGGGCGTGGAGCCGCTACCTGTTCCCGTTCGCCGTTGATGCCTTTGCCCAGCTCGGCAACGATCTCTATATGCGGCACGGGGACGAGATCTGCAAGGTTTCCGAGTACGCGGTTGGCGATGAAGTCGGCGGAACTGTGATCCCGTTCGGCGGCACTGTCCAGTGGCCATGGCTCGACTTTGGGACGCCTGGGGTGACCAAGATGATGGAGGGTTTCGACATCGTGAGCCAGGGCACGCCCAGCATCAGCATTGGCTACGACCAGCGCAACCTGGCCGCATTCACTGCGCCGTACACGGTCGATGCCGACACGCTGCCCGGTGGAGTCATTCCTTTCCCGCTGTCTGCGCCAACTTTCAGCCTGCGCGTGGATTTCGTGCCTGGGCAAAAGTGGGCGCTGACGCAGGCATCCCTCAGCTTCTTCGATTTGGGGAACGGTCCGTGAGCATCCTCCAGACCACCAGCCGCGTGATGTTCGAGGATCTGGCCTACCTCGCGCGTAACATGCGCCCGGACGAGGTCGCACAGGACATCGCATTCAGCGGCACGGAGGTGCACGACATTGAATCGGCCATCCTGCGCATGGTGAATGTGGATGGGCCAAAGTTCGTCATGTTCGCCGATGGTCTTCCCATTCTGGGCGGTGGCTTTTACTGCATTCGCCCTGGTGTCTGGGAGGGCTGGCAGGCCGGGACCGTGGCCGGCTGGGATCGCTATTGGCGGTCGATCACCAAGGTGACGCGCAAGATCAATGACCAGATGCTGGCAGATCCGAATGTGCACCGGCTGCAGCTATGCGCCATGGCTGGCCGTGACAAGACATTCGAGTGGTACGAGCGAAGCCTTGGCTACCAGCGTGAGGCCACACTGCGCCGATACTGCGCCAGCGGAGCGGATGCGGTGATGTTCGCCCGCGTGAAGGAGGCTGCATGAGCGGTTCCCCAAAGCCGAGCAAGGCGTCTGAACAGGCCGCGCGGATGGAGCAGGAGCGACAGGCGGCCATTCGAGACACGCAAGGACGTGTCAATGCGGTGTTCGACAACCCACGGCGCGCACGCGACATCTCGGACTTCGTCTCAGCGGTCCGCAGCCGGGCACTGATCGATCTGGATCGGCAGAACACGGACGCACAGCGCGAGCTGAAGTTCGCGTTGGCCCGAGGGGGCCTGTCTGGAGGAAGCGTGAGTGTCGACCAGAACCGCCGGCTTGGCGACGACTACAACCGCGGGCTGATTAACGTGGAGAACCGAGCGCAGGGTGCTGGCGCGCAGCTGGAAGCTGCCGACCAGGATGCGCGCTCGCGCCTGATCCAGCTGGCTACGTCTGGCCTCGACGCGACGACGGCCGCCTCACAAGCCGCGTCCAGCCTGCGTTCGAACATCGGAAATGCACAGGCGCAGGCCTACGGCGAGCAACTGGGCGACCAGTTCGCCAATGTGGGTGCATTCGTGAAGCAGCGCCGTGAAGAGTCTGCCCGCCGGCAGGCGAATCGCGACGCCAACTACAACTTGTACGGCGGCGGTGCCGCTTACGGAGGTTGACCCATGGGCGCCGCACTACCGCTCGTCATCTCGGCCGCCGCCATGGTTGGCGGCAAGATGATCCAAGACAACGAGACCAACCGCTACCTGCGCAAGCAGGACGAGGCGACGGCCCAGAGCATCCTCAGCCAGACCAAGAAGCAGCGCGAGGCTGACGAGGTGGTGCGCAACCAGGTCGGTCAGCTGGAGGGAAGTACGTCGGGTGACGAACGGGCCCAGCGACTTGACCAGTACATGCAGGTCCTGCGTCGCGGCCAGCGCCAAGCCAACAGCGGCCTCGAAGGCCCGGTCGGCGGCGCAACCTTCCAGGCGGACGCCGGCACTGCGCGCGGCGCAGCCGATGCTGCTGCGGCTACGACCGCAGGCTTGCAGGCGCGTATCGATGCGCCGGCACTGCAGCGACAGGGTGAGGCGTTCGACTATGGCCGGCTGGCGACGGATCTGAACCTGATCGGCCGCGAGTCGCAAGGGCAGTCCTTCGTGGACGAGCTTCGCCGTCGCCAGATTCGCCGCCGGCCCGGCATGGACATGCTTGGTGGGGTGATCTCTGGCATCGGCTCCAGCATGTTGGGCAATGCTGCATTGGGCGCGGCTGGCAAGACTGCGTCTCAGGGCTTCGGGAACAACATGGATGCCTTGAAGAACCTGCCGGGTGCTGGGGCGCGCGCCAGCTATGGCATGCCTGGCTACGGTTTGGTGGGGGGCTGACATGGCAGATCCGTACAACGCAGGGCAGGCGCTGGGTTCTGCACTCTTCGGTAGCACCCGCGACACCTACAACACTGAGATGAGCCGGGCCTACAAGTTGGAGCAGGCGTTGCAGGACGCCCGCCAAGCGCGCTCCAAAGCCGTGCTGGCCAACCAGATCAACGAGCAGCGAGCGCTGGTGAATCCGGAGCTGGTGAGCGGCGTGCTGGGCGGAGACGACACCGCCCGCGCAACGCTTGGCAGCATCGCGCTGCTGGCCAACGACCGATTCGACGCCGGGCAGCTCAACGACGTGCTGGGCGCTGCTGCGCGGAGCTCGGCCCGTGATGCTGCCCTGGGCGGCAACTGGGAGGGTGCGAACGCAAACCTCATGGCAGTGGCCAACGGGCCGCAGGAGCTGGGAGCGGTGCAGGGCCAGAACCTGCTGCAGAACCGATTCAAGGAAGGTGGAGGCGGGATCTCGACCACCGAGCAGGGGCGCGCCGGCATTGCCGCCGACGCAGCGCGTGCCCGCGCCTCGGACGCAAGCGCAGCCAGCTCCTATGCCTCGGCCGCCCGCACACGCCAAGGCATGGCTCTAGATCGTGCTGACGTTCTTGGTAGTGGCGCAACTGCAGGCCGTGGTGGGAAAGCGCCTAGTGGCTATCGCTGGACTCCTGATGGAAACCTGCAGGCGATCCCAGGCGGTCCAGCGGACAAAGACACGCTGGGCGGCCCGATGAAGCTGACCGAAGGGCAGGGTAAGGACATCGTCTATTACAGCCGTGGCCGAGACTCCAATGAGTTGCTGCGGAAGAACGGTAACAGCCTATTGATGACCGAGGGCGGCCAGGGAGCTCGCGGGATTCTGGATTCCGCTTTGCAGGCTTTGCCCTGGGTGGGGGATAGCGGGGCTGTAAACAGTGTGCTTTCGCCCGAACGCAAGCAGGCAAAGCAGGCTGCTGCTGAGTTCCTGTCAGCAATTCTCCGCAAGGACACAGGCGCCGCGATCACGCAGCAGGAATTCGACATCTACGGCCCGATGTATCTGCCGATGCCCGGGGATGATCGGAAGACGCTGGAACAAAAGGCGCTGGCTCGAGAGGGGGCGCTTGAATCCATCAAGGCGGGCCTCGGGAACGCACAGTCAGCAATCCCGGCACCGCGCGGATCGTCCCGCTTGCAAGGCTCTACTCTCGGCGATCGCGCCCCGCTCGGCTCGACTTCGGCCGGCCTGCCGCCGGCTGGGCCGCCGGCCGCCGCCGTGCAAGCCCTGCGTGCAAACCCCGGGCTCGCTCGCCAGTTTGACGCCAAGTACGGCGCCGGTGCCTCTGCCACCTACTTGGGCCGCTGATGATGGACAACTTCTTCGACCAGTTCGACCAGCCAGCCCAGCCAGCCGCCCCCAAGCTGGCTCGCGGCCAGCTGCAGCCTGGGAACATCGACCTGAACAACCGTCCTGTCGTGCGCAACCCGGACGGCTCGATCTCGACCGTGCGCTCGATCTCGGCCAACTTCGATGGCCAGGAGGTACTGATCCCGACGGTGTCGGAAGATGGCCGCGTCCTCAGCGATGACGACGCGATTGCTCAGTACCAGCGCACTGGCAGGAACCTTGGCATCTTCGATACGCCCGATAACGCGACGGCCTATGCCCAAAGCCTCCATCGCGATCAGGAGCAGCAGTACGTGCCGCAGGTTGATGGCGGCAATTTCTTCGATCAGTTCGATGGAGGTGCCACGCCGGCAACGCTCGGCGAGAATCCACTGCGGCATGCAGATGGGCGTCTGACCGAGGCCGGCTGGCAGGCTGAACGCGACGCGCTTGCCGCCGCCAGACAGAAGGAGGTTGAGGGAACGAGTTTCTGGGGCAATCTCATCGCCGGCTACGGGCGGTCGTTGCCCAACCTCGTTCAGGGCGCAAAGCAAGCATACGTCGACTCCGTTGCTGGGCTGTCGGGTACTGCAGCTGACGTGCTGGGCAACTTCGGCGGCCAGACTCTCGGCGATGCCCGTCGCAGTGCGGCCGGCTACTTCGGAGACCTCTCGCGAGATCTCAGGCAGGAGACCAATCAGGAGCGTATCGCGTCGCAGGCCTTGACCGACTCGTGGGGCGGAATTCTCGGTGGCGGCCTCGGTGACGTTATAAATACCGCGCCGCTCCTGCCTGTTGGCGTGGCCGCGCGTAGTGCAGGCGTGACCAAGGCTGTGGGCCAGGCGGCTCTGGGTGGGTCACTGCAGGGTGCCGTCCAGCCCGTAGCCAAAGAGGGCGAGCGGCTCGACAATACCGTACTCGGCGGTGTGCTTGGCGGCGGGTTCTCGGCGCTCGGCCGTGGCGCAATGACGCTGGGCGAGAATGTGATGCCGCAGAATGTGACGGCGCGCGCGCTCAACTTCTTCAACGAGCGTGCGAACGCCAAGCCATTCGCAGCTGAGGGTGAAGCGCTCGCCCAGCGAACCGGCATTGATCTGACGCCGGCGATGGTCAGTGGCAGCAAGAGCCAGACGGCGATGGAAAACATGGCCCGTCAGAGCGTCTTCTCGGCGGACACCGCATTCGAAGCGGACGAGAAGATCGCGAACCAGGCGATCGCCAACATCAATCGGATCATGGACAGGGTCTCGCCCGACACTGCTTCGGCCCAAGGCATTGGCCAGCGGGTCCAGGAGTCCGTCGACAAGGCAGTGAAAAGTGTCGTGGACCGCCGTGAGGAGATGGCCAAGCAGCAGTACGGCGCGATCCGCCGTATGGTTGGCGACGCGCCGGTGGTGGACTACTCCAAGACGCGCCAGGTTCTGCAGGACATCATCGGCGAGAACACCGACGTGTTGGGGGCCGATGCCCGTCGTGTGCGCACGCAGGCCCAGCGGATGCTGGACGAGCTGGGAGCCAAGGATGGATTCAGCCTTGATTCGGCCCGCAAATCGCGCAGCTCCTATGGTGCAGCGGCCCGCGGCCAGGCAAACCTGCTCAGCAACGTGGACCGAAACGTCAACAAGTCGTTTGCCAAGCGGATGTATGCGGCGATCAGCGATGACATTGAGGCTGCCGGGCAGAGGCTGGACGAGGCGGCCGGCTTCGGCCAGAACGGGATGGTTCCTGCCGGCACCAACGTGACGCGTCCGAGCGAGATGCTGAAGGCGGCAAATGATGAGTATCGGAACCATACGGACCTGCTCCGGAAGATCGAGCAGAGTCCGCTTCGCCGGCTACTTGGCGACAAGATCGACGTAGACGGCTTCACCAGCTACTCGCTGCCACCGGAGACCGTCGTGCAGCGAATCGACGCGATGAAGCCCTCGGAGCTGGCCCAGGTCCGCTACTTCATGGAGAAGAACGAGCCGGAGGTGTGGGGGCAGTACAAGCGAATGATCGTGGAAGATGCACTCGGCGCGGCCCAGACTGCGCCGGCGTCTGTTGGTGCCAACCACGTACCGTTCAATGCTGGCGGCTTCATTCGAGCGATCGGTGGCGACAACCCTCAAAAGACCGGACGGCTGCAGCAGATTTTCAATCCGAACGAGATGGCGGAGATCCGCGACGCGATGGAGGCCGCGCGTCGCATGGGCGACAGCTTCGGCAAGAACTTCAGCGGAACCGGCCCCTACAACGAGGTCATGCAGGCGTCCAACGGTTTCATCGACGCTTTCAAGAATGCCAGTGTCCGTGCTGCGGCTGGCACTGCGGCGCCAATTGCCGGGTTCAACAAGGTGGCCAGGATGATGGTCGATTCCAATGGGCGGAAAGCTCTGATCGAGCTTTCACGTCTGCCTCCCGGTACGCGCCGGGCAAATGACTTGGCAGCCTACCTGGCGGCTACGGCTACGGTTGGCAGCGACGAGCCGCTCGACATTGAGATCGTCGGCGGTAAGCGCGAAGGTGCCCCAGCTCAAGAGTAGTAGTTGGCCACCAGGACATAGCCAAGGATGGCTAGAACCATGGCAATGCTCGCCGGGATGATGGGCTTAACCCGAGTGTGAAGCTTGAACCAGCCTGCCAAATATAGGCAAAGGCTCACCAACACAGCTATTGCTACGCCGGCGATGAGTAGGGCAAGCAGAATCATTCCCACTCGCTCGAACATCGAGAAGTGACTGCCGCGCGTCTTGATTGCGATAGACCCGGGCGCAACGATAACTGCCCACCACATGAACTTGGATGCGATCGGCTTGAAGTTCTCCCGCACATACCGCCCGACGGTCATCGGCGGGGGCAGGGCATGCGGGGGACTAGAGCTGTTGGGCATGGCGCGGCCTCGGGTGGAGTGGAGATGGTAGCACCGGCCTTCGGGGGGCCACCCCCGCGTGCCGTTGCGGCATGGAAATTTGCAAGCAAATTGCTTGCAAATGCAAAAGAGCAAGGTAATACTCTAGCCTCCTAGGCGGAGGTGCCAAATGGTCGACGAAAAGAAGTCTGCAACCGGCAAGGCGATAGGCGGGAAGGCAAGAGCTGCGGCTTTGACTCCTGAAAAGCGAAAGGAAATTTCCCAGAAGGCCCTAAGCGCCAAGAGAGAGATGGCCAAGCTCCCAAAGGCCACTCATTCAGGCTCGCTGGAAGTTGGTGGGCAGTCCCTGGCCTGCTTTGTATTGGACGATGGGCGTCGTGTTATTTCCGGCCGCGGTCTAACAGCTGCGATTGGTATGAAAGGGCGTGGCCAAGGAGCCGCGCGAATTGCTGGCCATAAACTGATTAAGTCCTATCAGAACAAGGACTTGTCCGTGGCCATCGACTCGCCAATTAAGTTTGTCGGCAAGTCTCCCCGTGGCGACAACATCCCCAGCGATGGATTTGAGGCCACGGTTCTTCAGGAAATCTGTGAAGCAATATTGACTGCTCGTGATATGGGTCTTGTCACGACCGAGCAGGATCATCGCTACGCCGCGCAGGCAGATCTCTTGATGAGAGGCTTCGCGCGAGTTGGCATCATCGCTCTTGTCGACGAGGCCACTGGATACCAGAAGGATCGTGCACGAGATGCCCTTGCAAAAATCCTTGAGGCATACGTTGCAAAGGAGCTGCAGCCGTGGGTAAAGACCTTCCCAATCGACTACTACGAGCATATGTGCAGGCTGCGTGGGCTGCCATTCCCTTCGGAGGGGAACACGTACCCTCCCTACTTCGGCACCCTAACTAACAACGTGGTTTATGACCGCTTGGCCCCTGGGCTTAGGAAGGAACTTAAGGCGCAGGCCGCCAAGGATCAGAGAAAGGCCCGCTTGCATCAGCGTCTCACTGCGGACATCGGGCATCCTAAGCTGCGTGAACACTTGGCATCCGTTGTTACCGTAATGAAACTCAGTCGGGACTATCAGGATTTCGAGGAGAAGCTGGAGTCAGTTCACCCTAAGCTCAATGACCAGATGAAGCTCGACCTCTAAGATTCATCTCTGCAATTGGCGTTCTTTGATTCTGGCGACAACAAATTGTCGCCAGAATTGCGCATGGTCGCTCCTCCGTTGAAGCCCCAGCCAGCCCCGGCAGCATTGCCCCATCAAACATGGGGGAGCGGGCATGAGCGCCCTGGCATACGCGGTACAGCTGGTGAAGAAGTGGGAGGGGTGCCGTTTGGAGGCCTACCCCGACCCTGCCACCGGTGGAGCGCCATGGACGATCGGCTACGGCGCCACCGGTCCTGGCATTGAAAAGGGCATCCGTTGGAGCCAGAAGCAGGCCGACGACCGGCTGGCGCTCGATCTGGACCGGTTCGCCAAGGGCGTGCGGTCGGCGCTGCGACGGCCGGCAACCGACCGGCAGCTCGGGGCGATGGTCAGCCTGGCCTACAACATCGGCGTCTCTGCATTCCGCAGCTCGACCCTGCTGAAGCTGTTCAACGCCGGCGATGTGGCAGGGGCTGCAGCTCAGTTCCTGCGCTGGAACAGGGCAAACGGCAGGGTCATGCAGGGCCTGTCCAATCGTCGAGCCGATGAGCGCCGCGTGTTCGACGGTCAGGGCGGGAGCGCATGAGCATGGAAGCCCAGCCGAGCCAGGACGGCCGCACCCGCATTTCGCTCGGCCCGGTCGAGAAATGGATCGTTGGCGCCTTCGCCAGCTTCATGATCGCCGGCGGCTACTGGCTGATCAGCTCCATGCAGGCCGTGCTGACGCAGCAGCAGGTCACGAACCAGCAGATGGCCACCGTGCAGCAGCAGCTGCAGACCTTCAACACCCAGCTGGCCGACGTGCCGGCGCTGAAGCTCGAACTGGCCAAGCAGGCCGTGCAGGTCGAGCAGAACAAGCAGGACATCAAGGAGCTGAAGCAGCTCAGGGGGCTGAAGTGAAGGACCGATTCAACTGGCGAGGGGTTGCCGGTCGGGCCAGCACTTGGCTGGCCACTGTTGCGGCGGCTGCGGCTGCTGCCCTTGGCGCCTACGCGCTGCTGCCGGAGCGCGCGCAGAACCTGTTTCCAGAGTGGGGTCTGATCGTGCTGGGCGGCCTGGCCGTCGGCGGCGCCTTCCTGGTCCCGGTGGCCACCAGCTTCAAGCAGAAGCCGAGGGGCAGCCGCCATGCTGATCCCTGATCCGCTCCGCCCGTACGTGGGTCTGATCCGCATTGGCGTCTGGTGCGCGCTAGCCGGTGGCATCTTCGTGGCCGGCTGCCAGCGCGGCGAGGACCGCCAGGCCGCTGCTGACCGGGAGCAGATCGGCGCGGTTCAGCGCCAGCTCGACGTCGCGCGCGCGGAGGCGGCAGAGAACCTGCGCGCGGCCAACGCTGCCGGCGAGCTTCTGCAGGAGGTGAACCGACAGACCCAGGCATCGATCGACGCCGCCGAGGTGGCGCGCAAGGCATCGGCTGCTGCTGCGAGCCGGGCCGAAGCGGCAGCGGCCGAGGGTCAGCGCCGGGCCACTGCGGCAGAGAAGGCGCTACAGGCCGCCAAGACCACACCGGCATGCCGGTCCCAACTGGAGATGGAGCTGTGCAGCTCAATTCCTTTGCTCTGATCACCACAATGCTGCTGGCCGGCTGCGCGCACCAGCCCGAGCAGCCGAAGCTGCCCGAGAAGGTCCATGTGACCGTGGAGAAGCTGGTCCCGGTCGATGACCGGCTCACGCGACCGTGCCCAGCAACCCGGGCAGCGTCGCGCACGGTCGAGGCGGTGGTCAGCGCGTACAACGCCAATCTGCTCGCCCTGCAGGACTGCAACACCCGCATGGGCGAGATCCGCGCGCTGGGACGGTAATGGCGAAGCAGCGCGTCCCGCTTCATCAGAACCCCCGGAACTTCGTCACGGTCGAGGACGGGGCGACGAAGGGTGCTCAGGTGGGCGTCGACCTGAGGGGCCCTGACGGGACGGTGCTGCGGCCGGACCAGATCATCAACCCGACAACCTCCACCGACCCGAACGCCAACCGGTGGACTGTTTGGAAGCTGATTCGCGAGGTGCCCGCAAACCTGGTCAAGATTGCGGCCCTTGTTGGAAAGGGGTTCTTGATCCGCAGGACTGACGGCGAATGGGCGCTTCGCACGTTTCAGCAGGGGCCGGGCATCGAGATCGCCAACCCGGATGGCGAGGCGGGCAACCCAACGATCGGGCTAGCCGACGTCCCTGACTCTGGCGCTGGCACGCTGCTGGCGATCACCAAAGACGCGAAGGGTCGAATCACCGGGACCAAGCCGGCCACGATCACCGGCACGGCGCAGCAGATCGAAGTGGCGAATGGCGATGCGGTGGCAGGGCTGCCGACCTTGTCGCTGGCTGCGGAGGTGCTCGCCTCGCTCGGCAAGGCCGACAGCGCGGTGCAGGAGGTTCTCCCAGGCACAAACGTCACCGTCGACAACACTGACCCGCGTAGGCCCGTCATCAGCGCCACTGCGAGCGGCGGATTCGTCCCGTACTTCATCCCTGACGGGCAGACGTTCGTTGTTCCGGCCTACCAGCAGGCGCTTTTCACACTTCCTATCGAATTCGGAGCCGGATCCAGCATTGAACTGGACGGCGCGCTTGTGGAGGTTTCCTGATGTTCGTTCTTACCAATACCGCAGGCGCTTCGGCCACGACCCCGCCTGCCAGCAAGACGACGCTGTTTGTTGATGCCAGCGGCGTCCCGTCCACGAAGAACAGCGGCGGCACGGTGACCCCGCTGCTGACTGGTCCAGCTGCAGCTGCTGCCTACCAGCCATTGGACGCTGACCTGACCGGCATCGCGGGCCTGACCTACGCCGCTGACAAGTCGATCTACTACAGCGGCTCGGCATGGGCGACCTACGACCTGACCAGCGCCGGCCGCACCCTCCTTGCAGCTACCACTCAAGCAGCGCAGAGGACGGCTATCGGGGCTGTTGGCCTTACTGGGGATGAGTCCGTCGATGGCTACAAGACTTGGAATTCCCAGCACACGTGGAACCTAAGCGCGACTGGGCAGATCATCTACGGTCAGCCTGGGGGGACATCCACTGGTATTTCGATGTTCTTCGGAAGCGCTGGCGCAAGGCGACGGTCCGACATCCGGGCGCGCAGTGCCGACATCCTGATCGGTTGCTCCGATACCAATGAGACACAGCCGACTCAATTTCTCTCAATTGCGCACGCCAACGTAAAGCCAAACGTTACAAACGTTATGAGTCTCGGGTTGGCATCCAACCTATGGACTCAGGTTTTTGCAACGAATACCACCATTAGCACTTCCGACGCCCGCCTCAAGACCGAGCCGCGCCCGCAGTCAGTGGCGGAACGAAAGGCAGGCTCCGCGCTGGCTCGTGAGCCGATGATCTGGGAGTGGCTGACCGGCGACCGGCTGCACGCTGGCCCGACTGTGCAGGCTGCAATAGCTGTGATGGAGGCGCATGGCCTCGATCCGTTCGCCTACTCCTTCATCTGTTACGACGAGTGGGAGGCCGAGCCGGAGCAGTGGCACGAGTGGCCTGCAGAGGAGGCGGTGTATGAGGAGGTCCCTGACTACATCTATGGAGAGAATGGCACGGTCCTCACGGTGCACCGTACGAAAAGGGTTCTGGTCAAGGCAGCAGTCGAGGCAGGCCGTGAGCTGATCCAGGCGGCCCGCGAGGCTGGCAACCGCTACAGCTTCCGCAAAGAGGAGCTGCTGTGTTTCATGGTCTCGGCGCTGGCTGCGGAGAATGACCTTCAGGCTGCCAAGGTCGAGGCGCTAGACGCACGGCTGGCAGCCATTGAGGCAAGAACCTGACGGTGGCGATCACGCGGTCGGCTGCAACAGGTCCTCGCGGTTGTTCCGCGGCGTGTTCACCGCGCGGCTGACGCGGTAGGCCTCCATCGCCGGCGGCTCGCTGGCCAGCAGCATGGCCATAGCATCGTCCGGATTGGCGGCCATCCACTCATCGATCTGGCCGGCCTGTAGCCACACAGGCATGCGGTCGTGAATGTCGGCCGAGACTCCGCTGCTGTCACCGGTGATGATGGTGAAGGTTCCCAGGTTGCCGTCGGGCAGCAGGGGGCTGGTGTCCTCCCACAGGCCAGCGGCCAGCAGCGGCCCGGTGGCATGGATGAACCAGGGGTCTTTTTTCTCGTCGATCGAGCTGACCGACCACTCGTAGTAGCCGGCCATCGGGATCACGCAGCGGCGCTTCTTGAAGGCTGACCGGAAGGCCGGCTTGGTGGCCACCGTCTCGATGCGGGCGTTGATGGTCGAGCCCTGCAGTCCCTTGGCCTTGGCCCAGAACGGCAGCAGGCCCCACGCCAGCCGGGTGACCTGCCGGCCCTCGCCGCGGTCCAGGATCACCGACGCGCGCTGCGTCGGCGCCAGGTTGTAGCTTGGCTGGATCTCGGCCAGGCCGGGGGCAAGGTCAGCCAGCCCCGGCTGGCCGAAGTCGATCACGGGGAGCTGGACGAATCGGCCGCACATGGCCGGAGGGTAGCCCGGCCGGCCGTGCCCGGGGCGTGTAGGGACAGCCCGACCCGACAGGGCGAGGTTGCCCGATGGCGGCCGGCCGGCCAAGGCGGGCATCCTGACCTTGCCGGATCCGGGGCCACAGGCAGCTCAACCCGGGGGCGCGTGAGCAGCGCCGCGCCGGCACCCATCCCGAACGATTCAGGCAGGTCGCTGCCGCGTTCGCAGGATCTGCGACGGCCGGTCGTATCCTTCCGGCCATGCGTTCCTCCCACGGCTTCCGCACCGCTCCGATTCCCTCTGGCTGGGTCCAGACGGGTGAGCGCTGGGCGCTCTGGTACAACGGCCGCGAGACGGCCAGCGTCACGCCTGATGGCGGTCCTGGGGTCCGGCTATGGATGGAAGGCCAGAAGATGTGGCACACCAAGGAAGTGCGCGCCGCCAATGTCCGACAGGCGAAGCGGTACGCCGAGCGCTGGTGTGCGGCCAGGCTCTATCCCGATCTGGCGCTGCGTGAGGCTGTTGCCCGGCTGACCGACAGCACGCCGATCCAGCCGGAGCCGCCGCTGCCCGGTCTGCCGCCTACGCGCGAGCAGCAGCAACAGGCCCGGCGCCTGGCCGAGGCTGGGGTGAAGGAGATCGAGCGGATCAAGGCAGCGCTCGAACCGCGCAAGCCGCCGGCAGAGACGAAGCCCCGAGCGAGGGACGTCCGCAGCAAGGCGCGGGTGAGTGCAGGGCTGCAGCAGATGCGGCGGAGTGTTTGA